TACGAATTAAATCCGACATTTATGATAGGATAATGCTATGCCAGTTAATCATTACTTTCAAGGTGGCAACGGCATTGGTAATCAAAACGAAAAAAGACTATACGAAGATTTAATAGTTGAAGGTCTAAAGATATACGGCCACGATGTTTATTACCTGCCACGTACACTAGTCAATAGAGATTTAATACTAGGAGAAGATACTACTTCTAGGTTTGATGACTCTTGGTTAATTGAAATGTATATTGAAACGTCTGAAGGATTTGCAGGTTCACAAGAATTAATATCTAAATTTGGATTAGAGATTAGAGAAGACACTACATTTATGGTGTCTAAAAGAAGTTGGGAATATCAAGTAGGTCAAAAAGCAAGCTTAATTGCTTCTGGAAGACCAAACGAAGGTGATATTATTTTTTATCCATTAATGAATTCCTTTTTTGAAATTCAATTTGTTGAAGATCAGGAACCTTTCTTTGCATTAGGACAATTACCAGTTTACAAATTAAGAGTAACACGTTGGGAATACAGTTCAGAACAATTAAATACAGGCAATTCTCAAATTGATGATAATGAAACTGCTTATTCACTAGACAGATTAGCATATCAATCTGCTTTAGAAAATGGAACATTTGGTGCTGTTTTAGGAAATCCAGTTGTAACAGGAGATCAAGTTACCTCGATACCGGTTATATCAGGTGGAGAGGGATATATTACAGCCCCAACCATTACTATATCTAGTCCTTCTGCTACAATAAATGCTGTAGCATCAGCAAATGTAACTGGAGATACATTAACCTCATTTAATATTGATAACATAGGTCGTGGATATAGTTCAGTTCCTACCTTAACATTAACTTATGTGTCAACAGATACTTCAACTAAAACAGATGAAACAGCAATTATAACGTTAACAGATGGACAAGTAACTGCAATTTCTGTGCCAACAATTAATGACATTTCTTCTGTTACAAGTGTATCTATATCCAGTCCTGGTGGTGCTGTTACAGCAACTGCTCAGGCGATTTTATCAAATGGAGTTATTGATAGAATTAATATTACAGTAGATGGTTCAAGTTATTTAGGATTGTCACCTACAGTTACTATATCAGAAAATACAGATGCTACAGGATCATTATTATTAGAAAATGATAGTGCAGATGGTCAAGTTCAATACTTTATTAATGAAGATTTTGATATACAAACTCAATCGACCTATGCAAACAATACTGATTTAGATACTGAAGCAGGATTTGATACAGCTTCAACTTTAGATGATATATTAGATTTTGAAGAACGTAATCCATTTGGAGAGGTAGATTTATAATGTTTGGAAAATATTTTTATAACGAAGGTATGAGAAAAACGACAATTGCGTTTGGTCAAATCTTTAATAACATACAAATCAAAAGAAAAGACTCAAACAATACAGTTGTACAAACTATTCGAGTGCCATTAGCATATGCACCAAAAGAAAAGTTTTTAACGAGATTAGATCAACAACCAAATTTAAATGAAAGAGAAATGGCAATCACGTTACCACGTATGTCATTTGAAATATCAGGAATACAATATGACGGTGCTCGTAAATTAACAAGAGTACAGAAATATAAAACAGTCAAATCAAATATTGAAGGTAAAATATTAGATTACAATTATACTCCTGTTCCATATGATATATCATATAATTTAAATGTTTTTACAGCAACAGCAGAAAGTGGATTACAAATTATAGAACAAATCTTACCTTTCTTTCAACCTGATTATACTGTAACAATCAATCAGGTTCCTGAATTAAATATTAAAAGAGATGTACCTATAATTTTAAATAATATACAATATGAAGATTCATATGATGGTGCTTTTACACAAAGACGTGCTGTAATTTATTCTTTAAGTTTTACAGCAAAAACTTATCTATATGGACCAGCATCAACACAAAAAGTTATTAAAACAGTACAAGCAGATATTGGTACAGATACAGATTCTCCTTTAACAAGAGAAGAAAGAATTATTATAACACCTAATCCAACAAGTGCTGACGCAAATGATGATTTTGGATTTACAACTACAATAAATTTTTATAATGATGGAAAACGATATGATCCAGAATCAGGAAATGATATATAATGAGTAAATTAGAAGATAGAGTTAATGAAATATTAGGTGTCGAAACAAAAACACCTGTTGAGAAAAAAGAATTTAAACCTCTAGTCCCACGTAGAGAAAATAAAGAATCTCCAGACGTTGATAACGATTACAAGTATAGTAGAGAAAACTATTACAATCTGATAGAAAGAGGACAAGAAGCCATAGAAGGCATACTTGATGTTGCACGTGAAGGACAACATCCGAGAGCCTATGAGGTGGCTGGTGCCTTAATTAAAAACGTTGCTGATACTGTAGATAAACTACAAGACTTACAAAAGAAACTTAAAGACCTAAAAGAGTTACCTAAAACGGCAAGTGCTAATATAAAAAACGCATTATTTGTTGGATCAACCGCTGAATTACAGAAAATGTTAAAAAATGAAAATATTAAAAGCAAAAACATCCCACCCGAAGAAACAGATACTAAAGATAAGTGATTTAGTTTATAATAAACATTACGAAAAATATAAAACTAAATTAGATCAAGGTGTTGATATGATAACTGATATAATGGAAAATCCTATCGAGGTTATAAAACATAAAATAATATCAACTCCTAGATTTGGTGCTTTAGGTGTAAGATATAAAGAAAAAGAATTTAGTGTGTATAAAGGAAGTCAAAGAGTAACAAGAGCTTTACAATTAGGTTATACACATATAGAGGCAATAATTAATGAGTAATGATGCATATTTGGGAAACCCCAATCTTAAAAAAGTAAACACTCCTGTAGAGTTTACACAAGAACAGATTGTTGAATATCAAAAGTGTGCCAATGATCCTCTATATTTTATGGAAAACTATATAAGGATTGTATCACTTGACGAAGGACTTGTACCTTTTAAAATGTATGACTTTCAAAAGAAGATAGTTAATACAATTCATAATAATAGATTTACAATATGTAAACTTCCAAGGCAGTCAGGTAAATCAACAACAACTATTTCTTATCTATTACATTATGCCTTATTTAATCCTAATTCAAACATAGCCTTACTTGCCAATAAATCATCTACTGCCAGAGATATATTAAGTAGATTACAATTAGCCTATGAAAATTTACCAAAGTGGATGCAACAGGGTGTTATTAATTGGAACAAAGGTAATATTGAATTAGAAAACAAATCAACCATTGTGGCGGCCGCTACTTCTTCAAGTGCCATTCGGGGTGGTTCATACAATATAATATTCCTTGATGAGTTTGCTTTCGTACCTACAAATATTGCCGAATCTTTCTTTAGTTCAGTTTATCCTACAATTTCATCTGGTAAAAATACAAAGATGATTATAGTATCAACACCATATGGTATGAATCAGTTTTACAAATTATGGACAGACGCTGAAAATAAAAGAAACGATTATATACCTATAGAAGTACATTGGTCGGAAGTTCCTGGTAGAGATGAGGCCTGGAAAGAACAAACAATTAGAAACACATCACCTGAGCAATTTCAACAAGAGTTTGAATGTGAATTTTTAGGCTCTGTTAATACACTTATAAGTCCTGCTAAAATTAAAAATATGGCTTATATGAATCCTTTAAAGTCTTCAGGTAGTGTAGAAGTATTTGAGGCACCAATCAAAGGTCACACATACATATGTACCGTTGACGTATCCAGAGGTGTGGATAAAGATTATTCTGCCTTTATAGTATTTGATGTCACACAAATGCCTTACAAGGTGGTGGCCTTATATAAAGACAATGAAGTAAAACCATTTGTCTTTCCTAATATTATAGAACAAGTCTGTAAAGGATACAATAGAGCACATATATTAACCGAAGTCAATGATATAGGCCAACAAATTGCTGAAGCTTTACAGTTCGAAATTGAATATGACAATCTTATGATGACAACTCAAAAAGGTCGTGCTGGTCAAATACTAGGTGCTATGTATAGTGGCCGAGGTACATCTTTAGGTGTTCGTATGACTAAACAGATTAAACGAATAGGTTGTGCCAATATAAAGACATTGATAGAGGGTGACAAATTAATAATTAACGCCTTTAAGATTATAGAAGAAATATCTACCTTTGCTAAAAGAGGTCAAAGTTATCAGGCCGAAGATGGGGCAAATGACGACTTGATGATGTGTTGTGTTATATTTGGCTGGGTGTCAAATCAACCTTATTTTAAAGAATTAACTAACACAAATGCTCGTCAACAAATGTATGTGGAACAACAAAATTTGATAGAGCAAGATATGGCTCCGTTTGGATTTTTAGATGATGGTATCAATGACCACGAACAGGCTACAGTTGATGAATACGGAGATGTATGGCATCCGGTAGATATTCGTAAAGGTATGTAATTTTGTGGTATTATAAATATCTACAAGAATGAAACTTTGACTATGGGCGTATGAATAATACGAGTTTTGAACAACAAAAATGCAATTAGCTAATTAAAAGAGGAGAATAAACCTATGGCATTTCAAGTATCACCAGGTGTTCTCGTACAAGAAAAAGACTTAACTAGAATTATACCTGCAGTATCAACATCTATTGGTGCTATTGCTGGCGAATTTCGTAAAGGACCTTTAGATGAGGTCGTGGCTATCTCTAGTGAACAAGAGCTTGTAGATACGTTCGGTAAACCAGATTCAAATAACTTTGAATATTTTTTTACTGCTGCTAACTTTCTACAATACTCTAATGCTTTAAGAGTAGTACGAGCAACTAATACAAGCGTAACTAACGCTACTGCTAATGGTTCAAGTATAACTATCAATAATAATGATGACTATACTTCTAACTATTCAACAGGTCAAGCGGCCGTTGGTGCGTGGGCAGCTAGAACAGCAGGAGCGTGGGGTAATAACCTATCTGTTTCTGTTTGTGAAACAGCTGCTGCCTTTGAAGAACAAGGCGTAACAACTGTAAATGACGCTTCAACAGCAGTTGGCGACACTACAGTAGTATTAACAGATTCATCAGGAATTGCAGTAGGCGACATTGTAGCATTTTCAGCTACAGCGGCTACAAACGATTATACTGACGGATTTGAATATAGAGTAACAGCAAACGACTCAGGAACTAACACAATTACTTTTGTAAGAAAAGAATCAGGTACA